AAAGCAGAAGGCATCCAATTACAGTACGGAACTACAGGCAATATCAAAACACTGTGGACTAAGTAGCATTCCGTATCCCGTATCAATTTCATTGAATCCGACACAAAGCTAAACATCTCATACACTGAGGACGGCGGATTACAGATTGGTGTTCTGGGCACACCTTTTTATGTGTGGTTCAACAAGAATAAGGGCATTGGAATCTGGGACTCTTCAGAGCACCTGAACTACACGTGTAGCTTTGACACCACCAAGTAGTATTCCGTATCCCAAAGCACAACGATCTGCAATGAGGCGGTACGTGCCAGAGTCGGCGGTAATATGTCGCTCGCCAAACCTCAGCCTATTCAGGTCGCGGTGCAAACCGCGACATCAGACTATGCGCTCTGCGTTCAGATGGATGGCATCTACCTGTATAACGATGCGGAAGAAAAGGTAATCTGGCATATTACAGCGCCAAAATAGAAGCATCCCGCGCTCTACGATTTCACCCAATCATCCCATGAGCCGTTTGTGCAGTTGCGCAGGTAAATGCCGTAGGATGCGTTGTTGCTCCAGAGAATCTGTGACCTGTATTTAACGTTATTGGCTATGATGACGTTGATGACGGTTATCCACGCGCCTTTGATCTCTGACGGGGCGTTATCTGGGTTGAAGGCCGTGTATAGTCCGGTTTCTGTCAAATCATTCAGCGAAATCTTGCTTTCGCCTTGGCTTATGTTTATAGACAGGCGCTGGGATACGGAATGCCCGAGCTTGTTGATTTGGGTGGCGCAGTCGCTGATGCCCTTCTCCATGTTGTTCAGCCGGGCCGCAGTGATGGCGGTCTTGGCGTCCTGCCAAACCTGCTTTGCGTAGGTCACAAGGTTTGCCATATCTAATCCTCTCTCTAAAGCGCGAAGGTCGTCCACGCGCCGATTTCGTCGATGATTGTGCTCGTCCCGGGCATCGTGCTCGTCCCGGGGAACACCGCCTTGCCAGGCAAGTTCGCGTCCCAGCGATTGAATGCCGCGATCTTCTTGGTGCTCTCGTTTGTCTTGAGCCACAGCATGCCGTCCACGCGCTTGTCACGGGCGGGCTCCGCGGCCTGCATGTAGTAGGGCTTGGTCGCGGCGGCAGCGGCGTTCGCCTGCTTGGCGGCTGCGGTGGCGGCGCTCGCGGCCTTGTTCGCGGCGTCGGCGTTGGCGTCTGCCGAAGCGGCGGAGGAATCAGCCTTACTCGCGGATGCGTTGGCGCGGTTAATAACCTGATTGAGGTTCGCGATAGTGTTGTAAAGCTCCTTGACCGCATCGCCGCTGGTCGTGCCGGATTCAAGCGATACAAGATTTCGGTCGACCGAAGCATGGAAGACGCGAGTGCAGACCACATCGGAGCCCTGCCAGAACTGGACGCACAGATGCGCCGAATCGGTCTTGAGCACGCTGCCGGGTGCCGCGCACTCCCAGGCGGCGGTCTCGTAGCCGCTGACCGAGCTCATCGTCTTGTATCCGCTGTTGCCGCACCCATCGGCGTACGCCAGCTTCGCCGTGATGCCGGCGGCAGACGTGATCACCTTGCCGTTGTCTGTCAGCTTGACCAGAAGCGTGCGACCGTTTGAATCGCCGCCGGAAAGCATCACTGGCGGGATGTAGTCATTTGCCGTGTCCACATCGATGGTGATGCGGCGGAAGTTGTCTAGAGCCATCTTGACCCCCTTAGTTGCTAGCTGTGGTCAATAATCGGACATCTGTCCCCCGCCGGGTTAGTCTCGCTCGAACATCCAATCGAGCTGGAGCAGCTGGGTGCCGCTGATGGCGTCAATTGCTTTTTCCTCTGGCAGGGTAAGAATCTCGACCTCGCACTCGATGTCGGCAAGCTCCTGATACTTGGCGGCGAACTCGGCGAACTTGGGGGATTTGGGGTCGACCACGTAGTCGTTGATATTCCCGTCATCGTCATACTGCTCATCGCCGTATTCCACAATCAGCTTGTTGCGCTGAGAGAAAAATGGCTCAGCAACATCATGCAACGTGCGGTAGTTTCGCGCCGCCGTGTAGCCCACGATACCGACGTTATCCAGCACGCCGTTGTCGAGGTCTCGGCACATGGACGCGATCTTCTCATTAGTTAGCTTCATCGGTATCTTCCTCCAGGCTTGCGGTGCTTACTCCAAGGGCTTTCAACAGCAGATTCATTTTGGAATCGATGCGCTTGACATCACGCGCCAAAGTCGTGCTGGTCCCCTGGATTTCAACGGGCTCTCCAGTCCCTGCCGTAGGAACACCCGTTTCAATTACGTACTTCATGTCTTTCATTTCAATCTCTTCTCTTTTCTACGAATAGTTGTTCTCAGCCCATACAAAGTGCGTAAGCAAACCGCCCTCGAACTTCATGCTGCATCCGTTTGAGAATGTGAAGCTTCCGTCCTTGTTAGCGTTTGTGATAACGGAAAATCGAAGCGTATTAGTACATCCGTTGCCGATGTTTTTAATCGACCAATTGTGCATGTCCAGATCACATCCGGCGTTGAGTGCATACGCCGTGAAACCGATGTTTGGCTTGTTCGCATACGTCAGCTTCATTGCGTAGTACGGATCGTCTGCGTTCTTCAACGCAGCCCAAGACATGTAGCCGCCAGACTCTTTCAGGTTGAAGTTAAGTCCGTAAACGTTTGGATAGTCGACGAGTTTGTTGCTGCCAATGAAACCGATGTCTTTGCCGTCATAGATGAAATGCGGCCCGTTGTCTTGGAGCGACAGCCTGTCGTTAGAGATGTTGTACTTGTCGATGGTGAAGCCGCCGATGGTGCCGCGCGTCGTCTTGAGATAGCCGGTCTTGAGGTTCCAGCTGTTCGTGTTGGTCACGTCTGCGATGATGCCTGCGGCAAGGTAGCTGGCGTTCATGTACAGCTTGTTGTCCTGCATGTAGATGCCCTGCTCGGTACCGTTGTTGGTCAGACGGTTGAAAATCTTGAGCTGGTCCAAATCATCGTCGTAGTTGTCGAGCAGGCCCTGCGCCATCGACTTGGCATCCTGTTGCTCGATGGCGTGCTGCGCCTGACGTGCTGCGGCGGTATATGTGTTGACGTTACCTGAGTGCGTGTTGTAGCAGGACTTATAGGTAGACATGGCACTGTCCAGCGCCTCTTTCGTGGTGCATTTAAGCACGTCCGAGATGGCGGTGTTGAGCGAGCCGTATGAGCCGCCTGTACCGAAAGCAGAATCGTACGATGGAGCTAGGACGTTGACGAGGAAATATTGATTCAACGACTTGTTTGACTTCAGACTGTTGAACTGCGTTGTCAGCTCGTCCTTCTCCTTGTCGATGGTCTGTTGGATCTTTTTGACCGCGGCCTTCTCGGCCTCGGTGACAACTCCATCAGTGGCGAGGTCGTTGACCGTGGTGTCGAGGTCGTTGAGTGACTGATTGAGGTCGTACGCGCTCTGGTTGGCTTTGTTGAGCGCCGCCACGAGGACGGGAGTGGAATGGTTAACTGAGCTGTCGCCGTAGGTGATGCGGTCCATTTCCCAAATGAAGTATCCGTTCGACCATTGCGGTATGTCTTCCGACCATCCCAGTTCGGGGTTCTGCATGTTAATCGGCGGCACACTATCAGACTGATTCTTGGCATAGAGCTTCACGCGCGAAACGATAGCGCTGCCAGCCATCTGGTTGGAGCCGTTGATGGCCTTGGCGAGGCATGGCGCGGTGTAGGTGACCGAACCGTCCGTCCACGTGATCTTGCTTCGCGTCCAGATGTACTTGCCCTTTGCCCACGCGGGCTGAGCCTCCGACCAGCTGCCGCCGGACTGTGCGGTGGAGCTCGTGGACAGATAATATTGCTCCACGATGCCTTTCACGCCGGTGCCGGTTGAGCCCTTGTCGCCCTTGGCACCGTCGGTGCCGTCCCTGCCGCTGATGCACACAGGCTCGCTGTATTCAATATCTCCGGACTGCATGATGGTCTTTGTGCGCGTCCAGATGTACTTGCCGGACACCCATTGAGGAGCGGTGGTCTGCCAACCGCCCTGTGGCTCGGTGACGCGCGACGTTCCCTGGGCGTACTCGACGTCAACCGACGCTATCACGGCATCGGCGACAGCGATGTCCTTGCCGTCGAGCGTGGCACCGGGGCCGAGATGGAATTCGCTGGCATCGAGATTCCAGTAGTTCTTGCCCGACTTGTCCTGGATGGTGCCGGCCTTGATGAGATTGGCGCTGATGGTGCCTGAGACAATCGCGTCGGCCACCAAACCGTGACCGTTGCCGAGCGTGCGGAAGTTCCACGTGCCATCCGAATTCTTGCCATCGGCAATTCGGAAGTAGCCGCCGCCGATCTGGATGCACATGGTCGGATTGGCGTCTTCCGGCTTGTCGTAGACGAACAGGCCCTTGCCGGGCTTGATGTAGGTGTAGCCGCCGGTTTCGTTCATCACCTTGTTCAGACCGTCGATTAGGCCGTCAAGGTAGGCGCTACCGAGAGTTGCGGCGCTGTCCCAACTGCCGGCACTGCTCGTCAAACGGTCGATGGTCTGCTGCACGCGATCGGAACGCTTGACGATGCCCTCGATGACGTTGCCGACCTTCACGCTGCTCGGCGAGCCGTCACCGAGCAGGTCTTCCACGATTTCCAGCACGCGACCACTCAGGCGCAGCGGCTTGGGGAATGTCGTATCGACCATCTGGAGGTTGTCTCCGAGGTCGCAGGCGTTGGCATCGAATCCAGCGCGACCGAGGGCCTCGACCGTGCCCTCGTAGCTCACGATGGGCTTCGAGCGCTCGGCTAGCGCCGCTCTGCCCTCGGCGAGAAGTGTCGCCTTGTCCTCGCAGTCTCCGTCCTCGAAGATGCCCTCGGTGTGCATGAGCGACCCGTCGGGACCGGGCACGCCCCAGACCTCGAGCAGGGAATCATCCTGGATGTATTCCTTGCCGCCGTTGATGTCGGCGAAGGTGATTTTTCGCGAGTAGCCGCCAGTGGCATTGCCGTCGTCATCGGTGGTCTGCACGCCCTTGCCGTAGCAGTACAGGCGCGTCACCACGTCATCGGCGGACAGCACTCGGTCGATACCGGACAGACCGCTACCGTAGTCGAGACGAAGCGCAGTGTTGGCGCGACCGAGACGCTTGACCAGACGGACCGAGCGCTTGGCGATGGAGTTACCGTCAGCTGAAAGCTGGATTACCGGTTCGACCTCCATCTTGTAGGCTTCGGCTATATCCTTGACGGAAGCCAGCGAGGACTGGTGGTAGACGCTGTATTCGCCGCTGCCCTCGTCGCACTGGCCTACCGACCATCTGGTGCCTTCCAGCGCTTTTGCAATCGCCTGCGCGGGCGTGTCTTTGGAGCCGCGGCGTAGCGTCGGCATGAAGTGTCGCGATAGCTCCTGCATGGAGCCGTAGCAGTTGACGGTGCAGATAGGTATGCTCTTCGCCCTCGACTCGCGCGAGGACATGACGATCCATTCGCACGTGCGCCCCATGGAGTCGCAGAACACGATGCGGTCGTACTTGTCGACGCCGTTGTCCAGCAGGACGAGCTCAACCTTGTCCACGCCGCACTGGTCGACATTGCGTGTGCGAGTGGCCTGCATCGGCGTGAGCTCACCGAGGTATGCGCCGAAGCGGTTGAAATGGATGAACCTCTTTGACATCTGACCGTCTCCTAGGGGATGAGCCAAAGCGGCTCAAAGGATGTCGTGATACTGCTTGCACCGACCACTGTGATGGTCGAGTCCCCTACTGGCAGATCGAAGAAATCCGATGTGAGTGTCGGGCAGGTCAAGACGTCATTGATGTACACGCCGCGCGATTTGGTCGGCGAGGTCTCGATGATGGCGGTGGCACCGGCGGCAAAGTTCCTCTCGGCATCGACCTCGATGAACACGCCGTCCGCGCGGGAAATCTTCAGCTTCTTCTCGGCCTTGAGCTTGACGGTGAACGTCGGGAACACCCGGCAATTGCCGTTCACGGTCAGTTTCGTACCGCTCACCGCCGTTTTCCTGCCGTACAGCATGGGCATGGCACTCATCGTCAGGTCGATTTCGTAGTAGGCGAACACGCCGCCCTGCCAGACCTCGCTGGGGTTGGACGATTCGAGCCTGCCGACGAAATCGCCGGGGAGCGCCCTCCATGTGATACGCGCGTCGCGACCGACGATGGAGCCGAGCGCGACCTTGGACTTGGCCGCCTCCTGCCACGTGCCGACCGTGCGCAGGTGGAGCGTCACCGTGCGCCTGCCGGCATAGGCCAGACCGCTGCCGTCTGTCAGCGAAAGGTCACGGGAGCCATGGGCCCCGGTGACGGTCATGTAGGACGTATCGAACGAGATGGCATCGACCTCTGGCGCGGAGGTCAGGTACCAGCCCATATCGCCGAGCCTGATGCCGTTTACGGTGACCGTGCCGTCATCGACGAACATGTTGTTGCGCGAGTAAACGCCAAGGCGGGAATCAGCCATTTAGACCTCCATAGCGGAACGCTTGCCGAGTTCGGAATCGATGGACGGCGCGAGCAGCATGGCGAGCGTCTTGAGGTCGACATCGAGCTTGAGCGCGCCGATCTTGCTTAGCGCAGTCACGATAGCGAGCACGATGTCATCCACGGATAGACCGCCAGCGCCACCAGATGCCCCATGAGCGCCGCTTGCGGACGCGTCGAGCGACATACCGGTAGCAACGTCCATGGCGGCTGAAGCGCCGCTCACGCGGTCCACGAGGGCATCGGTCATCCTGTCGGCATCTGAGAGCAGCGCAGGGGTGTTCCGCTTGATACCGACGCCGATGCCGGACGGGATGAACTTACCGACCTTGTCGCGGAAGACGCGCGAGGGCGAGTGGATGCCGAGTGCGCTCATAGCCTCATCGACCAAGCCCGAGAGCGCATTCCTGATATTGTTGTACAGGCCGCCGATGGCACCCGAGATACCGTTCCAGAGACCGGCGATGATCTGGCTGCCGGCATTCCAGAGCCACGTCCCGGCACCCGAGACCGCAGCCATCGCGGCGTTGTAGATTCCGCTCAGGATGCCGCCGAGCGCACCGACCGCACCGCTGGCGATTTGCTGGCAGCTCTGCCAGACCTGGGACCAATTCCCCGAGATCAACCCTGCCACCAGATTGACCACGCCCTGCACGATTTGCGCAATCGAGCTAATCACCTGGTTGACGGACGAGACGATTCCCGAGATAAACGGGGCCATCGCCGCGAAGGCAGGCTCAAGCGTTCCAACCAAAAATTGAACAACCTGCTCGATTACGAGGCCCGCGACCGTCATGAATTGATTGAGGGCGGCACCGACCACCTCGAGCGCATCGCCAATGAGGTCCATGACGGTCTCAAAGGCGGAGCCGAGCTGGTCGAGCCACGGGCTGCACTTGGTCAGCAGATCCGAAATGCCTTGGATGACCGCCGTGATGATGGGCAGCAGCAGGGATTCGATTCCCGCAAACAGCTGTCCGATGAACGACAGGACGCTGCCGACCAAAACGATCAGGCCGTCAAGCAGGCTGGTCAGCGGCGGCAGGATTACCGTCAGGATATTGGTCAGCGGCTCGATGAGCTGGGAGATGCAGTCGAGCAGCGGCTGCAGGATTTCAGCCGCCACGGGGGCGAGCTGGGCAATCACGGTGCCGATGGTCTCGAAAATCTGGCTCATGCACTCGACCAGCACCGGGAAAATCTCGGATGCCGCGCTGGTGCACTTGTCGAAAATATCCTGAAGCACAGGGGCGAGTGTGGACACCGCGCCCATGAGCGCGGAGCCGACCGTCTCGGCGACCTGCGCGAGCGTCTGCTGCAGCTGGGGGCTGATCATGACCAGCCCGGCGAGAAGCGACAGCACGATACCGACAGGGCCACCGAGCAGCTTAAGCGCGTTGCCGAGAAGCGCGGAATCCCCTACGAGGCCTTTTAGGGCCGGGCCGACCATGGGGATGTTGACGAGAAGCTCGCCGATGGTGCCGAGAAGCCCCGTGCCTCCCATGGCGGCGACCAGAGAGCCGACCAATGGGATTGTCGCCATGATGCCGCTGGAGAAGCCCGAGAAGCTGTCACCGTTGAGCACGGACGTGATCTTCTCGAAAGCGCCCACGATCATCGGTGCGATGGTGTTGGAGACCAGGTCTCCCCATTGCTCGAATACCGGGGTCAGCTTCGTGGTCACGGCATCCACCAGAGGGATGGCGGCGTTGAAGATGTCGCGCAGGCCGTTGAGGACGGGGGTCATGGCCTTCTCGCCGAGACGGCTGAAAGCTGCCTTGACGTTAGCCATCGCGCCCTTGAACGTGGTGCCGGCGGACTGCGCGGCTCCGCCAAGGTTCTCCTGCATTGCGGCTGCGAAGTTCTCGAAGTCGACCTTGCCGGAGGACACCATCTTCTGGGCCTCCTCGGCGGTGATGCCGTAGTGCTTGGCAAGGAATTGAAGGATGGGGATGCCCGAGTCGAGGATCTGGTTGACCTGCTCGCCCTGCAGCTTGTTGGATGCAGCCACTTTGGAGAAGATGGAGCCCATCTCCGTGAAGTCTCGACCCGAGATTTGCGCGGAATCGCCGACCGTCTTGAGGACGCTCGTGAGCTGGTCGCCCTGCTTGACGCCGGACGCCACGAGCTGGGATGCAGTTGTGGCGGCGTCTCCCAGACCGTAGGCGGTGCCCTTGACCGAAGCCAGGGCGTTGTTCATGATCTCGTCGATGCTGCCGGCATCGTGGCCGAGGCCCTTCAGCTTCGCTCGAGCGTCCTCGATGCTGAGGGCACGGTTGAAGCCGCCTGTGACGGCCATCTTGCCGAGCGCCACAGTGACACCCGCACCCACGCCCACGACAGCGGTGGAGATGTTCTTGAATGCACTGGCTGCGGAAGAGCAGATTTTGCCGATTGCGGACATGCCGGCGGATACGGCGCTTTTCGCGCCCTCGATGCCGGTCTTGGCGGAATCGGGCAGCTTGTCGAAGACGGCCTTTGCCGCGGTCTCGACATTGGAGAACCACGTGTGCGCGGTCGAGCAGACGCTTTTAATCGGCTGCGGGAGCCTTGACGCGATATTGCTTACGACAGACTGCACCTTGCTGCCGGCGCGGGACAGGCCGTCCGAGATGGCGTTTCCGATCTCGGCTGCGGCAATCTGCATCTTGTTCTTGGCGCTGCTGGCGAAGTCGGCGATTGACGCCTTCACCTTGGCGAGACCGGCTGTCGCCTTTGCCGCGATCGGCCCCCACATGTCGATGCCGGATGCAGCGCGGACGAGGGAGCCGAGAGCACCTGCCATGCCGGTAGCGGAGCTCTTGCCTGCATCCAGCGACTTGGCACCGGCAAGGAAGTTCTTGGCGGCGCGGGCGAAGGCATTGGACGATTGATCCGTATATTGGGCCAGCTCCTGCTGCGCCTTGGCGGCGGACTCGTTGACGACGTTCAGCTTCTCGGTCGCGGCCTTGACGGCGGCGGCACTCTGCTCGGACTTTCGGCGAGCTGATGCAAGGCGCTCCTCTGCGGCGACCGCCTGCGTGGAGCCCTCGCCGTACTTGGCGATGGCATCCTGCAGCCTCATCTCCGCCACGCGGACGCGCCCGGCATCATCGGCCTGCTTCATGCGGGCTTTGCTAAGCTCGTTGGTCGCGGCCTTGACGTCATCGGTGAAGACCTTGAGGGCATCGCCGGCAAGGCCCTTGGACGATGCGGCGAAGGATTCCTTGAGCTGCTTGCCGAGCTGTCGACCGCTTATGCCGCCGGCATTTTTGAATGCGCTTTTAAATGAATTGCTGGCTTCGTCGCCGGTCGACTTTACCTCTTTGTTGACCTTTGAGCGGAAGCCCGTCATCACGGGGAAGATTGAAATATGTGCGGAACCGACCTCAGATGACATGCGCGATCTCCCCCGATCTCGTTACTCGTAAAGCGAAGCGAACAGCGGCGCCATGTTCTCTGCCGCCTTCTGCGCTTCATCGCCAGAGGCCTTGAAGGAGGCAGCGCGGAGCCGCTCTTCCTCGGTCGGGATGGGAGACGGGAACTTGTTCTGCGTCAGCGCCGCCACGGTGAACATGTCGGCAAAACTGGTCGGATACTTGAGACCTGCCACGTGCGCACCAGTTGAGGTCGCCGGGTCTTCTGAGAGCGCACCGAACAGCGCGATCGCGTCCGCATAGCGGAGCCTGCTTCCGAGGTCGGCCTGCAGGCTCCATCCCCTAGCCGCGAAATCTGCCCTCGCGGCCTCCTCGTGCTCCTTCAGCTCGGCGATGAAGCGGGCTATTCCCCCAGGGTTGTTCCCTGGGCCTTGGCCAACTTCTCGCCGAAGACCTTGAGGACCTCGACCATCGTCTGGATCGGTTCGGACTTGAAGCGCTCTACGGCATCCGCGCCGCCCTTGCCGCCCTCGATGAGCGAGCAAAGGTGCTCCATGGCATCGTCATCGGTGCCGCTCTGGATTGCGGACACCTCGGCATAGCTCGGGCACATGGGCAGGCGGTAAACGTTGCCGGCGGACGTGCGAACGAACAGCGTGTTGTCGCCAATCACATACATGACCTTGTTCGCATCGGCGATGCGCTCGAACTCGGCCTGCTCCTTCTCCTCGGTCCAGTTCTCGAAATCCTCGATGGTCGGCTCGAACTCTTTCTCTTCAGCCATCTCGACTTTCCCTTCTCTCGAATGGCCTCTTACGACATGGACCATTGTTCGGCTGGGGTCCCCCGATAAAAAAAGGGCACCGCGCCGAAGCGCGATGCCCAACAAGAGAAGGGAAAGCTGTGTTTCGCTTAGGAGTTCTTGCCAGCGGCGGCAGAAGAGGCGGTCGCCGTGACGTCAGCGGGAGTGCAGTGGGCCTCGATGTAGGCCTTGCCCTCGTACAGGTCGTCGCGCACCCACTTGACGGTGATGGCGCGACCGAGGACGGAGCCGCGCTCGGCCTGACCAGGCTCGTTGGCGGTCACCTGGATGACGCCGGCGCGGCGGTCGACGTTGCCGTTCTTGTAGGTGATCTCCTCGTAGGCCATCCACTTGGTGTCTGGCGTGAAAGTATCGACCGCGATGACGCCGTCGGCATCGGGCTTCTCGCCGAAGCTGAGCTCTCGCGCGAGGTCGGTGTCCTCGGCGATGGTGAAGGCCGTGTAGATGGTCGTCTCGCCATTGAGGGTATAGCCCTGCTGCCAGAACTCGATGGCGTCGCCGCTCTCGGTGGAGTCCTGCGGTGCGCCGTCGCTGGCGAGGAGACCCAGGCAGGAGGTGCCGCGGGCGTAAACCTCGGGCAGTTTCGGCGTGGCGTTCTTCTTGCCGATCATGGTGCGGGTGATGACGTTGTCCTCGGCGTACGGGACGATGCAGATCGCACCGGTTACGGGCACGCCTACGTTTGCGAGGTCGTTACCCTGCTTGTCTTTAGCCATTGCAGGCTCCTTTCCAGGGCAAAGCCCTAACCTTAATCCTCAATTGCACCGACGACCGAGTACTCGACCGTCATGTAGCACTTGCTCGAATCGTGCTGGTCCGTCACGCGGTACGGCCCGTTGCATCCGTCATCAATGACCGCTGCGATGGGAGACCCCTTCTCGTAGGCGATGGTCGGGGACGTGAGCGCGGCGAAGGCGCGTCTGGCAAGCTCTCCGGCCTTGAGTGTGCTCTGGCGGTTCCCCGCATAGATGGAGATGCCGACCGAGCGGTCGAAGGTGGTGAGACCGGTCTTCTGCCCCCCATCGTCGCGCACCACGCAGAAGGGCGTGCTGTCGTCGAAGTTTGACGGCTCGCGGTTGTCGACCTCGATTTTCGTGCCGAGGACGGCGCGGAGGTATCCGCAAAGGAACATCTCCAAATCGGGAGGAACCACCGTCTGCATCTACTTCACCGCTTTCAGGGCTCGGGCGAGATAGCCGCCCTTGGATTCGAGCAAAATCGTCTTCCAGTCGTGACCGACCACGCGATAGGAGTTACGGTGCGCCGACTTATGGACCTCGATGCGGAATCCGTCACGGTATGCACCGGTGTCGACGGGCGCGGTCGCTCGGATGTTGGCGAGCGCCTGCTGCGCCTTGGACAGACACATGTTCTCGACGCCCGCGCTGTGGAGAATGTCATCGAAGAACTTGTCGTTGAACTTGACCTTTGTCTGACCTGCTGCAGGCATCAGCCTTCCACCTCCTGAAGGCCGACCTCAAGGGTCGGTTGCCATCCGGTAAACGGGTTGGCATCGACGGACGGGACAACATCAACCGTGTAGACGTGCGAGCCGTCCTTGATTCGGTCCCCGCGCCTGATGTCGACCGTTGGGTCAGCCACCGTGAGCGTGACGGCTGTTACCGCCTGCTCGCGTGCGCCATCTGGCGTCATGACCGAGGATGCCGTGGCGATGAAGCCGTTGAACGCGAGCTCATCGACCTCGCCATCCCAGTCGGACACGGTACGTGCGGGGTTGTACGGGTCTTCCACGAGGGGTGCGCGGAGTCGCTTGAGCGGCCGACCGAAGCCGCCGAAATCGGAGCCGCTCATGGGAGCCTCGCAATCCTGTACCTGTCGAGAATCTCGCGCTCGTCCTGCATGAGCTGGATGGAGGTCGCGCCTGATCCGCTGAATGCGTAGCTCACGGACGCGCCGTTGACGCTCTGGGAGCGCACGGTGCCCGCGGGGGCGCTGGCAGCTCGTCGGGAAACCTGCAGCGCGACCGCGATGAGATCCGGTACGTCATCTGGGTTAAATCCCGCAACGACGGTGTACTCGATGCCGCTCAGGCACGGCTCGACGGGCGCGGCAAGCTCGACAAGGCCCGCCGCATTCCACTGCGCACCTTCCAGAAGGTCAGTGCCGTCGGTCAGCGCGAGCCTCGTGACCTCGGTCACGTTAAGCGCGGGGATGCGGATGATCTTGCCGCCAGCGGAGCCGACCTTGCCGGACAGCTCCATCGACGGCGCGATATGCCACCCGCAGTAGCCGCGGATGGCGCTCACGGCGGCGGCGTTGAACATGGGGGCATCGAGCCCGCTGTAGTCGGTATGTTCGCCGAGGAAAGATTCGGTCATGATGCCCCCTTCCAATCAGTCAGCCGAGGCTATTTCGCAGCCTTGGCAGCCTTGGCGGTCTTTGCGGTCTCGGTATCGGCAACGGGCTCGTCGGACTGGACCGCAATGCCGGAATCGTCGGACTGCGCGACGACCTTGGTCTCGTCCGTGGACACCTTTACGAAGGCGTACGGGTACTTGACCTGCAGCGTGCAGCGCTCCTTCAGGCGGAAGGCGGTCACGCCGGTCTCGAAGTTGTCCTTGTGGGAGTCGCTGGTCTTCAGCGTGCGCGTGCCGCGGGAGATGACCTTGCCGCCACGGAAGAACGCGCCGACCACGCAATCGCCCTTCGCCTGGGTCGGGGTGACGACCGTAGGCAGGCCCCACGGGGTCTGCTGGATGACGAGGGTGCCGGTGCCGTTGTAGGGCGGCAGGAAGAAGCCACCGCCGTAGTACTGGCCGTTCTTGTCGCGCTTGAGGCGCAGGGTCTTATAGTCCTCGGGGCTGATGACCAGACCGTCGGCGGCGAAGTTGACGTTCTTCTTGATCATCGTGATTGCCGAGAAGATTCGGTCCTCGAGCGGCTCGGTGCTGGTGTTGGCGATGACGGAGTCCTCGGGGATGCGCGCAAGAAGGCCCTTGACCTTGACGCCGGAGCCATCGCTCGTCCAGATATCGGTCTCCTTGACCAGATCGAACTCATACTGGTTGTGGTCGTTGATCTCGGACACGACATAGGGCAGGTCGTCGATCATGTCATCGGTGAGCTCCCACATATCCGTGATGGTGTGGAGGGTATCGCTCTCCCAAGTGGGGTCGGGGAAGTGGGTGTGGGCGGCAGCTGCGCCCTCGTCGGTCTCGCCGGGCTTGCCCTCGAGCTTGCCGTAGACCGGGTACTTCAGCACCTGGCCGCCCATGGTGCCCTTGGCGAACAGGTCGATGATGCGGAGGTCCTGGCGAGTGGCGAACACGGGAGTGTCAAGCTCGGTCAGATACGGGGCGTTGTCGCCGGTAGCACCGCCGGTGGCGTTGACATCCGTGTTGGCCTTGACGTTGAACTCGGAGGTCTCAAAGTTGATGGTCTTCGCCTGGGCGACGTCGAGGCCCTTGGCCTTCAGCTCGTTGGCGAAATGCTCGCCGATGCTCTTGGCGGTCACGGCGTTCTCCTCCTTCTTCTGCTCGGGGTTCTTGCCCTCGGCGGCGTTGTCGAGGATCTCGGCACCGTCCTTGAGCAGGGCGGCGCGCTCCTCGAGCTTCTTGGCCTCGGAGACGTGCTGCTTCAGCTGCTCGAACTCCTCATCGGTGAGGTTCTCCTCGCCCTTGGCGAGGATGTCCTGTGCCGCCTTCTTCTCGGCGGCGATACGCTCCTTAATGCGCATGTTTTGTCCTCCTAATCGGTGACTGCTCCGCCGAGGTATTCGGCGATTTTCTCTATCTCAGACTTGCGCTCGGCAAGTGCATGAGCCTTCTCGTCGGTCTCCTTGGACTCGTCCTCATCGGAATCGTCATCTGAGCCGACATTCTTGAGTACGTCCTGCAGGCACTGGACGGCCTGCTGGATGAGGGACTCGTTATCCTTGGAGATGGCGCGACCGCTCTTGACGTCGGTGACCTCGGCCTGCTGGTTGCAGGCGATGGGTACCACGGAGACCTCGAAGAGCTTGATCTTCTCGATGCGGCGGTGCGACCACTGGTCGCCCTCGTCCTTGACCCAGGCGGTCTTCTGCGCGAGGAAGCCGACCGACATCTGGTGCACGAGGCCGCGCTTGAGCAGGTCGTACGCCTTCTTGCCCTCGGCGGTGTCGAGGTCGAACTTGAACTTGACGTTCAGGCCCTTCTCGTCCTCGCACGCGGAAAGGGACTCGCCGATGCAGTTGAGCGGCGAATCGTAGTTATGGCCCCAATAGAGCGGAATTCCCGCGCCGCCATCCGGGTAGTCGGCTGAAAGCGTCTCGGCGTATGCGCCCTTGGTGATCTCGTCGTCGATAAGGTCGCGCTCCCACGTGGAGGCGTAGCCCTCGAACACGCCCTCCTCCTCGGGGACGGCCTTGACCTCAAAATTGAGGAAATCGAGCTTGCTCATCTTGTTACCTCCCGTTCGGGCTCGCGCCCGTCTGGGCGTTCTGGGTATTGCCGCCGTCCTGCGGGGACGGCTGACCGCCTTGGGTGACGTTGAGCGGGACGATCACCTCGTCGCCGTCATCCTTGGCGGGAAGGTTGAGCTTGCGTCGGCCCTCGTTCAGGGACATGAACGGACGACCGGTCGCCGTGCTCAACGCCTTGTATTGTTCGCTGGGGGTACCCCGCAGCTGCGCATCCATGTTCGCGAGGATGAAGACGTCCTCCTCGCCGACCGCCTTGGGGATGACATGATTCAGCTGCTGTTCGAGCTGCACGACGTATGGGGACAGCTCGACATTCCAAAGCTGGTCCTTGTAGGCCTCCACGCTTGACTTGTTGCCCGTGCGGATGCCGACGTTCTCGGGCGAGATGTGGTATGCGTTGCACACCGCGATGCCGATTCGGTCGCGTGCATCGAGGTCGGCCATGTCGACCGGCTTGAATGCGTCGACCGTGACGATTTCCATGCCGTCCTCGAGCAGGGGCCAGCCGCCGTCCTTGCCGCCGCCCTTGCGGTAGGCGCGCATGCCCTGGATGAAGTCATTTCGCGCCTGCTCGTTCGCCCACTCCATGCCTGCGGGGCGCTTGATGTAGGCGGGAATGCGACCGCCGTTCTGCGCGATGAAGCGGCGGTAGCTCGCCAGCTCGCGCGCCTCGGTGAGCAGCGGCCCCAAAGCGCCGGACATGGGCTTGGGGTTGCCGACCGCGCCGGGATAGCCGAGCGACAGCAGGACGTTCTTGTTCGGCAGCTCGTAGTTGATCTGACCCTTGGGCAGAGAGATTTGAACACCAGTCGGCTCCGCAAGCGCGTTGTACCGCACGGAGTACGTACCGTAAGGAATGCGGCGCAGGCGGTAGTCGTAGTCGTTGTCCATCGTGAGCAGCATCAGCCACTGGTCGTTGAGCATCATGTCGACAACCAGCGAGTGGATGAGACGGTAGCGGGTCTCGTTCGCGACGTAGCTGGGGTCCGCGATGAGCTTGCCGATTTCAGAGTTAGGAGCCTCCTCGCGGTCGCCGTTGGGCTTCACGCGGTAGGCGTGGAACGGGAGCGCCGCGATCTTGCTTGCCACGAAATCGACTACCATGCGCACGTTGTACTCGGCGGCCCACAGGTCGCGGCGGTCGTAATCGCCGAATGCGATGTCCTCGAGCAGGCCGGGGGGAATCATCGGCGCGTACGGAACAGCGTGCTGCGCGGGTGTCACAGGCTGCCCGGCGGCATTCTCGGCAGTTTCGGATTTGCCCGTGAAGCCATCGTAAGCCGCCCTGATGCGGTCGGAAAAGCGCATGTGTCAGCTCCTAGATAATCGTCAGCGGATAGGGCGAAGGCTTGGCCTTGGGCTTCGGTCGCTCGCAGTTGCGCAGCGCCCAGAGCGCCTCGCTCGCGGCGACAACCGCCGAGATCTGACCCTGCGATGCCCTGCGCGTCCATACATCGACCTCGCCGAGCTTTCGCGTCACGGCGCACTTGAGCTGCTGCGTGAGAACCGGCTGGTCGGTGTGGCGAATGGTCCCGTCGAGCACCGCATCCTTGAAGCTGCCTGCTACGGAGCCGAGCTTGCTGCCCTCGATGGCATGGACCGTCCATCCTTCTTCCTCAAGCATGTCGCGGAAGTCCCCCGCAGGACATCCCTTCGACTGCAAGGCAACCTCGTCGATGCCCCATGCCTCCTGCACGGACTTGAGGTATTTCGGCACCCACAGGTTGCCGTCTCGTCGAGCGATGACCTCGATGTGGTCCATACCATCGCCGCGTGCGCCTGCTGCCGCGATGTAGGTTGTCTTGCGGTCCTCGCTGGTGTCGATGGCGAGCACGACGCGCTCGTCCTCGGGGATTCGGCTGTCGTTGTCGGTGAGCGACTCCCATGTCTCGACATCCACGTAGGGGTCCACGTCGGCCGTGACCCACTGGCAAAGCACCTCGGTGCGGAAGGCCGCCTCGGTCATGCCGTCGATGTCGGACTTGAGCGACTTGAGCGTCATGCCGCCGTAACCGCATGAGGGGTTCGCCTGCAGGAGGTCCTCATCGCTGTCCAGCTCGCAGCCGTCACGGCCCGACCACTCGAAGATGCCGATCGCGTTGTCGTGCTTGTCGGCCCACTCGAACGGGTCCATGCCGCGCTTCTCGACCAGCTTCTCCCAGCTGGCGACCACCTTGAGTGCGGCCTTGCGCTGCGCGGCGAGGACGACCGACTTCGCATCGCCGGCGTTGGAGATTCCCCAGAGCTGACCGCTCCAAAAGGATTTCGTGGTCTGCGAGGTGGCGTTCCACGCGACCCAGTTCTCCTGTTCGCGCAGCTCGTCCATGAGGACGCGGGCGGCAGGCTTGCCGCGGGCGTTCTTGGCGGCGCGGATCTCGTAATGCGCCAGCGATGCCGCCTGGATGTACTCCTTGCCGTTGGTGTCTGAGACCTTGTTGGTCGCGTCCTGCAGATCGGCAATCGCGACTTCCGATTCCGCCTCGCTCGGCGGCTCGGGGTTGCACCACAGGCGCACCTGCGACCAGGGCTCTCGCGCGATGTCGAGGTTCTGGGCGGTGCCGACGATCTTGAACTTCACGGGAGGCACCCGCTCCGGGTGGCGCTGCGAGTCGACGAACAGCCACCAGCTGGAAAGCACGCTGGCGAGCATCGTCTTGCCGTTCTGTCGCGCCACGAGGACGATGACCTTCTTGAAGCGGTAGCTGCCGTCCTCGTTCAGCTCGAGCGCGTGGATGAGCAGCCACTTCTGCCACGGTCGCAGCTCCACGTGGAGCACCTCGCGGGCGTAGTCGATGACCTCGAAGCCCAGCGAGGTCTCGGGCGTGAGCTCGCGCAAGGGCTTGGTCCAGATTCGCGGCTCGGCGTACCCCTTCTCGTCCACTTTGACGCAGAGTATGCCCATCAGCCGTTCACGACCTTGAATCCGGATGTGAATGCCGCCAGCGAGCTCGTCTTCTTCTTCTGCGGTTCGGCCTTGATGGACTTGTCGCAGCTCGGGTTGAGCTTCAGCGCGTCCAGGACCTTCAGGTACTGGCTCACGGTGGTCGTGTCGGGCTTGTCGGCGGCGTTTATCCAGTCGTGCTGCTCCAGCTTATCGAGTTTCTGCGCCAAAGACCGTCCCAGACGGACTGTAGCCACGAATTTCGGGGCGATATTGCCGTACTGGTCTCTCAGCCAGTCTGCGTGCAAAACGGCATCTTCAAACGTCTCTGAGAAGCCTTTAAGTTCATCCAACTTCATCCAAAATCACCTCGTCCGCCGGCTTTTCGGGGCATCTTCCCCGAACATCAATCAAAAACACCCATCTACCTGCGGGTATTCCAAATCGGAATATCGGGGAGAGAGGAAGAAGGCACACGCGGATGGTAGTCCGCTAAACCCGCAGGTAGATCGCCTACCGCCCCTCCCCCGTCAGTCCGCTGTCCACTTGCGGCTAAGCACCCCCAGGCTCACGGGCGGCTCGCCGTTGCCTCTCCTCGAGTTGCACGCGAAATGCGCGGGCTCGAAGTTCGCCGGGTCTTCCTGCAGGTCCGGTCGCTTGCTCACGGGCACGCGGTGGTCCAGCGTCAGCGAGTCGGCGGTCGTGCCGGGGTCTGCCGAGTAGTCGATGGGCTGACCGCACAGCCAGCACACCGGGCGCTCGGCCTGGCACTTGGCGAAGAACTCCGCCTTGAGCCTGTGGAACCTGCGCGTCTGCACGCGGCCCGCGCTGTTTCCTCCCATTGCTGCTATCCCTTCCCTCTCATCTGTCCGTGCCTATGGTCGCGGTGCCGTCCCCCGAATCGAACCCGATGCACTCGACGCGGACGTAGATTCCCTGCGGGTCCGACCATCCCTTGGTCAGGTCGTGCGAGCAGATGAGCGAGTCGTCCCTGATCACCCCGCATCTGGTCAGGCAGTCCTCGAGCGTCTTCAGCAGGTTGCTGGTGTCCGGCTTCGTGAGGTGCGGCTCGCCCTGCCGGTGGTTGCCGGTCACGTGGAAGCACCACATCACGTGCAGCCTCAGCGCACCGCCGAGCGGCTTGTCCGGCACGCCCTTGGCGACTATGCGCGCGATGATCCTGTCCTCGGCCTCCTTCAGCTCGTCGGACTTGCGGATGCTGGGCTTGCCCTTGCGCAGATACGGCTCGAGGTCGTTGTGCGTGACGGTGGGCACGGGCATGGCGAGAAACGCCGACCACTCCCCTGCCATCAGCAGAGCCCCCTGATTTGCGCGAGCACGGCCAGACAGCCCCACAGGATGAGCAACAGGCCGAGCGTGACAAGCGCCAGCGCGACCAGATAGCCGACGAACGTCCATGGGTCGAATTTCATAACGAACCCCTCTCGTTTGATTCAGTTGTCGAAATTTTTGAAAAGCGGCGAAACGCGGAATTCCCGTTTACACCGCGGGGGTGTGTACAGACCGTTAGCCACCCGCGTACGAGTGCGGGCGCGGCTTTAGCCCGCACGCACGTGTCTGTACTCACCCTTGGGTGTAGGGTACAAACCCCTATTACGTAGTAATAGGTTTGTACCCCTGTTTTTGTACCCCTACAAACCTGTAATACCTAGGGTTTGTACCCCGTGGGTTATATAAATCAGAATCTAGTCCGAAAGGTCGATTTCGCCGTCGAAATCAAGCGCCTGATTGTTCTTGTCATAAAGCAAATCGGTGCCTTCCTTTACTCGGAATGGACTCCATTTTGCGTTGTTTCCAGTTGCGTATTTCAGCGCCCTCATGTCAAAGGACTTGCCCCTGAACTCAACCTCACCGATGCGCTCGAGCACGTTGACCCTTGTCGGCTCGACACCGTCCTCGGCGCACCGCTCCATTGCCTCACGGATCAGGCTCACCTTCTGCTGCTGCTCCGATTTGAATGCCTTCTGGGACGCTTCCCTTCCCTTCGATCGGCTCGCTCTCGGGTCGTACTCGCCCTCGCATTTGAGGTCAGCCAAGGCACCCGTCTCGTCCGGCAGGTGAACGGGATACTCGAACCACAGGTTCTTGGGCTTGAAGCTGCGGAACTCACGCAGCGTGCCCTCGATGCGCCATGCCGCCCATCCGCGCGACGATTCCTGCAATCCCTCGTGGATGGATTCAAGCTCGCGGCGCAGCTCGATGGGTGCGCCGTTCGCCGGCTCGTTCGCCCACTTCTGCAAATCGTCGGCCGAGTCGATGCCGACGAACTTCTCATCCGAGCGCCATCCCGGCAAAAACTTATCGAATGCCGCCCAGATAGCGTGCTGCCTGCGCCAGTCGTAGTGTGCCTTGGTGCACTCGTCCGTCAGCTCGAGCGCCGTCATGTCCAGCATCGCGTCCGGGTCTCGCGCGAACACGCCCGAGCCGCTCGCACGGTCCATGGAGCGTTTCTGTCCCTGCAGGCCCTTGGAATGGTGGTGGCAGTATATGACGGCGCAACCGACCTGCTGGGCGACCTTGTCGAACTGGTTGCAGAACGCCGCCATCTGGTCGGCGCTGTTCTCGTCGCCCGTGATGACCTTGTAGATGGGGTCGATCACCACGGCGATGGGGCGAGTCTTGAGCGCCCGGCGGATGAGCGATGGGGCCAATTTGTCCATCGGCACGGAGCGCCCTCGCAGGTTCCAGATGTCGATGTTCTTCACGTTCTCGGGCGCAAAGCCGAGCGCCTTGTACACGTCCTTGAAGCGGTGCAGGCAGCTCGCGGAATCCAGCTCCAAATTAACGTAGAGCACCCTGCCCTGCGCACACCCCCAGCCGAACCACGGCTTTCCCTCGGCGAGCGACACGCACAGCTCGATGAGCGCGAACGACTTGCCCGCCTTGGAGGGGCCCGCCAAAAGCATCTTGTGTCCCTGGCGGAGAACCCCGTCGATGAGCGGCGGCGCCAACTCTGGCATGTCGTCCCATTCGTTTGCGAGGTTCTCGGGGTCGGGCAGGTCGTCGGTCGTCTCCTGCATCCAGTCCCACCACTCGGACCACGACGCCTTGCCGCACGGCCCGCTCACGAGGCACTGCCGCTCGCCCGAGCGCATGGCGCCGGGCATCCTCGACAGGCGGCTCGGGTTCTTGTTCTGGGTGTCGGGGTCGAGTCCGTTCTTGCGGCACACGTCGTACAGGCGCATGACGCGGTCGCGGTACTCGTTGTAGTCGCGAGCGTCGACCTTCACCACGGCGTGAAGGCTCTTCTTGCCGGAATCGACGATTGCGGCGCACGGCAGCTGGAGCTCCTGCATGAGCGCGAGCTGCTTTTCCTTGGCGAGCGTGTCGGATTCGACCAGCGCGTACTTGAACTCGGAGACGTTCGCGTTGCCCACGCCCTTGCCGTCGAGCGGGTTGATCCGGATCCATGCGCCGGCGCGGTCGTCGTAGGAGCCCATCGCCTGCTCGATTGAGCCGTACTTCTTCAGCTCGCGCATCAGCTCGCCGGCGGTGCGCGAGTAGCACCCCTTCGATTTGGGGAGCCATTTGCCCTCGCGGTCCCAGCTCTCGCACACGTAGCCGACAACGTCGTCCTCGTCGAACAGGTGGCCGAGGTATTCGACAAGCTCCTCGGGGCCGGTCTTGTCGGTCTCTGGCAGCTCGACCGGCTCGACCCATGACGGGTCGATGAGCGCGGTCGAGATCTCGCCGTCCCATGACAGCGCCTCGCCCATTCCCTGGGACGCACGCGGCGGGACCCATCCGCGCTCGGTCGCCATCTTCGCGAGCGTGCCCGACTTCACCCTGGTCTGCCCCGAGCCGAAGCCGCGCCATTTGCGCTCGCACTCGCCCTCGTGGTACCTTCCCGCGTCCCTGCGACTCCATTCGTCCCACGCATCGAGCGGAAGCCCGCTCTCATGGAGCGCCATGCCGACGTTCAGCCATTCCTGGTAGTTGAGTGTGGACGGGTCGATTGCCGAGAGCGCGTCCAGAAGGTCGCTATGGTCTTCCATCAGCTCTTCTCCTTTCTGTATTTCTTCTTGCGACACTTTGGACAGTACTTCCCCCGTGCGCTCAACTTCTCGAATGTCGCGCCGCATTTGGCGCACACGGCGATGCCGTAACTGCGTTTAGCCTTGCGCCCCGATTCCAGACACTCGCGGCAGGTGCGCTGCGCCTTGTACTGCGGCCTGTAGGTCTTGCCGCAGCACGGGCACTTGCGCGGCCTCAGCTCGGCGGTCACGATCGCCTCGCTCAGCTTCGCCATGGCGACGGCTGTGCGCAGCGACTCGGCATCGTGGTACGGAATGTTGTGCCTGTTAATGTAGAGCCGCTGCGCCTGCGTGACCATCACGAGGTTCTCGGGGTCGAAGTTCGTCATGTCGCGGTCGGCGAACATGACGCTCTCGCCCTTCTGGAGCTTTCGACCGTTGACCTGCTCCCAGATGAGCCGGTGCTTCGGCTTCCACCATCCGTGGGCGCGGTCGTCGGCATCCTCCTTGGGCACCTTGACCTCGATATATCCGTCCCTGCTCACGCGCTCGGTTCCGGTGGGGCATTCGTTGTGGGCTTCCTCGCCCTTCTTGAACTGGCACCTGCGGATGTTCGCCAGCTTCTGCTCGTCCTTGACGTAGTCGGTCAGCTTCTTGCCCTTGTTGGGAGGTATGGTGCCCGGCGCGAACCTGCCGCCATACGTGCCCTGCTTCAGGCCCAGGGTCGATTCGCGGTCTTTGAGCTGGGCAACCCTCAACTTTATATCGAACCTTTTCTCGAACTCGTCGATGATCTCGCCCTGCGAATGGCCGGGGACGAATTCCCGCAGGAACTCGTCATACTCCGGGTGTTCCATCCAGCGGACGGTAGTGCTCATAAGCTTCACGCCGTGCTTCGAGATGTAGCATTGCGCGGTCTGGCGCTTCGGCTGGTAGCCGAAGGCGCACTCGAACGAGGCGAGGAGATCGTCCCCATGAGCGGAATCGCGGGGCCATGTCGAGAAGCCACCTGTGTTCCGCCTTCGTCATGACCCTGCTCATCGCTTTTACGACTTCAGCATCGCGGGGACGCTCGCGAGCTTCGCGCCGGCCATCTCGGAGCGTGCGCGGATGATGCCCACGGCGGTGTTGGCGTTCTCGATGGCGCGTGCACCCACATCGGACACCGCCTTCGCGCGGTTGATCTCGCGCTCGATCGCCTCGTCATCGGCGTTGATGTCGAGCGCCATCAGGTTGTCCAGCTCCTCGAAGAAGATGCCCTGGAGTGCGCTCAAGTCGGTCGAGCGCACGGTCTCGTGTTCTGCCATCTGTCTTATCCTTTCCCTCTCTTTTGCGAGCTCATCGGTCTTCAATGGTCTTGCCGGTGACGACGTGGTCGGCCTTCATCTGCGACTTCAGGTACGGCTTAATCTCCTTGCGCAGCTTGTACAGGCAGTCGATTGCCTTGTCGATGTCCTCGAGCGTCTTGCCCTTGACCATGCACCTCCACACGTACTTGAAGGCACAGCACCACCACCAGACCGCCATGGTGTAGCACGCAGTCGTGGTGGCAGGCCATCTGCCTAGTGCCGCCTTCATGGCACGGGAGCATGTGATAAACCCATCGCCCCTGTAATGCTCTGGACACCCGGCATCTTTCGTCAGCGTTATCTCTTTCTCAGTCAAATCGACTCCCATCACTTGGCACATCAGCAGTCCCCCCTGTCCAGACCGAAACACTCGGCTATCGCGGACACGCGCCTCTCGAACTCGACCACGGCTTCATCGGCCAGATCGGGACCGACCTTCGTCCAAAGCCACGTGCTCATGCCCTCCAAGAAGCAGACCGCGCGTGCGGCCTCCATCAGCTTCTTCTGGGCCAGCTTGTCGACGCCGTTCATCGCCCGGCCTCCTTCGGCTCCCAAAAATCGCACCTGTTCCACGGCTGGCACTCATGCGGCAAGTTGTGCCAGCACGTCAGGTACTTGACCTCGACCACGGTGCTCTTGGTCGTGTGCGGGTTCTTTGCGAACTTGCACGTGGCGCAGCGCTTTCCCACCTGATCTGCCATCACATCGCCCCCGTGCTTCCGTAGCCGTCCTCGCCGCGCGAGCTTTCCGGCAGGCTGTCCACCTCAGCGAAAACGGCGTTGACGAGCGGCAGGAACACCAGCTGGGCGATTCGCTCAAGCGGATAGACCGTATAAGGCTCATCGCTCAGATTCACCAGCTTGCAGCGAATCTCGCCGCGGTAGCCGGGGTCGATGATTCCCGGCGCATTTGCGAGCGTAATGCCGTGGTTGCAGCTCAGCCCCGAGCGCGGTGCCTGGAGCGCGAACATGCCCTCCGGCATCGCCAGATGCACTCCCGTGCCGACCCAAACCGACTTCCAAGGCTCGATGGTGATTGGGCTGGGGATGTTCGCCTTGAGGTCGCACCCGGCATCCTCCACGCCGTGGGCGTATGAGGGTCTGAGTTTCGAGCTGTCGAACACTGCTTGAATCATTTGGATGTTCGGTGAGAACTTCATCTAATCCTCCTCACTTACGACAATGCCGCCTTGGATAATCACGCGCTTGCCTTGGGCATCGTCAAAGAAAACCTCTTGGTCGTTCGATTCAATGTCGAACTTGCCGTGCCAGCTCTTGATCTCCTTGCCCGTGTTGTCGTAGAGCGTGACGGTACGGTTGATTCCGCCGCTGAAATCGCTGCTCACGCTCTTGACCGAGCGGCTGCACGATGAGCAGCCAGCCAGACCGCACACCGTGACGATAGCCAGGACGGATACGATGAGGGCCGCGACGAACGCGACCCTACGCTTGGTGATATTCATTTGTTGGATTCCTTTCTATTGAGGGAAATAATTGTTCTGGCCTTTCCGGCTAGAGGTATCTCACCTTTATCCCGAGACGCTCGCAGATGGTCTTGAATACCTCCTGCGGTTCCATGCCGCAGACGGTAGCGCACTCGCTCCAGCTGGTCACGCAGCCCTTCTTGCCGTCGTAGCGGAAGGCCATGCACTCGGAATCCAGCCTGAGAAACCCCCAGTCGCGCTGCACCGTCCACTCGATGTAGTCGATGTAGTAGCCCATCTTGCGCTCATCCAGCAGATACTAGGTGGTGTGCCTGCCGATATTGTTTGTCCAGACGCTCTTCTGCGTCAGCTTGTAGACGTTACTCATTTTTCTTCGGCCACACTCTCTTGCCGCACTGTGGACACCAGTTCCACGTGCCGCTCACGTGATAGTGCTCCTCATCCTCGACCCTGCATCCGCAAACGGAGCACTCGAAACCGTTGTCGCATGCGCCGCATTCGCTTTCGTCGTAGACGTTGTAGCAGACGCCGTGGTCGATAAGATCTGCGATTCGGCGCATCACGGTGCGCCAGTCGGTAGCCGGTGCCTTTGTGATTCTCGCCAGCGCCCGCTGGAACGTCTCGCCGCCGAGCGAGTCGGCAGCGGTGCGCCTCAACACATTCACGGTCTCGCTTAAGTCTTCAGTCAACATCATCGCTTGATCTCCTCCCCGCATTTCGGGCAATGAACCGGCTCGTAGGCCAGCATGTCTCCGAAGCCGATGTGTTCCCAGATCCGTCCGTCCCAATCGCAGTTTGAACAGTGGAAGTAGCCGTCGGTCAACCGCTTACCGGGAATAAACGGGTCTCGCTCGTGCTCGATAAGGTCGTGACACATCGGGCGGTCGATTATGTCGGCGACGGCTCCCCAATAACTCGCGTCTCGATCATCCAGCTGGCACAAAACAAATCTATCGCCGAACAGTTTCGTACTGAGCGCCTGGCATTCAGTGCAGTCTTCAAAGCCTACGCAATTGCCGTGAATACGTAATTCTTCAGCTATCTCGCGCAACTCTTCATCGGTAATCATTCGTCCATCTTCTCCAAGAAGACGCGAATATCCATATGCGTCTCTTCTGCAATCGAGAACATGTTGCTGATTGATATGCTTTTTCGCCCGTTCATCAGCTTGTTGAAATACGAAGTCGAGATGCCGAGCCTCTTGGCAAAGTCGGCTTGGGTGAGATCATGGTCAATCAGGTAGTGCTGCAAGGCCTTCTTGTTGAGCACGTAGCGAGATTTTGCCTTAGTCGTCATTCGTCCTCACCATCCATCCATGCGTACTGCTCAAACAGCTCTTCGGGCGCGTCAATCGTCACGGATTCAGCTCTGACTGTCGTAACGTCGCCCGATTCGAGCAGCACGACCGCGACCGGGTACGCGATTTGCCCGGCGGGGAATCCTCCGATTAGGGGCGATGCATCATGCGTCCACGCTTTTTGGTAGAAACCCATAAGCAGCGCCTTTGTCTTCTCTCCGGGCATTTCGGAAATCCAACATGGCGTCATGTTCACTCGTCCTCACCCCTCAGCTTGCGGATACGGTCGAGAATGTTCTCAAATGCACGCTCGTCTCTATGCACCTCACAGTTAACGCCGCCATAAAGCGGACAACCTTTGCATTTGTTGGTGGCGTTGAAGTATCGGCAGCCCGTCGGAACAACATCGCGTTCTGCCGCTCTTCCCAAGTCCTCCTCCAGCTTCTCCCAACTGTCGGGCTTGTTTAGGTACATTTGCTCCGGTTTGGCAGTTTTGTAGTCATCAACGACCATAGTCCAGCTGTTTATCCACTTGTCGTTTAAGTCAAAGTCGTTCGTGTAGATGAATCGGCGGATGCTGTGGACGTTACCGTCATCGTCATATAGAGCAACGGTATCTAGGGGTATCTCGCGTCCCTCGGCATCTTTTGGTAACTCGATATTCGCCATTGCTATCACCTATCTAGCCCCAGCAGCACAAAGGATGAGTCGCGGTAGATGAGGATGCTGCCGCGAACCTTCACGGTCATTAGCTCCCCAAGGCTGCACATTCTGTAGACGGTCCTCAGGCTCACGTTGAAAGCCTCGGCCCATTCGTTGGGCGTTGCATACTCGGGGAGCGTGGATAGGGTCACGCCCTTGTTGGCCTGTGCTGCGTTCTGCGGGATTGTCTTCTTGGGCCTGTTTACCAAAACGTCCTTGCTGTCGAGATACAGCTTGTTGGTCTCGATGCACTCACTTCCGCTTCGCGCGAACCACCTTCTGGGTCTCGCCTCGAAAAAGAAATCAGACACATGAAACTGGTTACCGTTCTCGCGGTACATCATGGTTGTGCTGAATGGGACGATCGCACCGCTCGCGTCCTTTGGCAATCCAATTGCCATCTTACTCACTCCTTTCATTCGGTACGTACGTCGCAGGGTTCACGCCGCTCGGGATTCGCCAACCGCTTGCGCTGATTCTCGAGATCATCGAACTCGCTGCATCCAGAGACCACGTGCCGACATGCTTGAACCCTCGGCGCTCGAGCAGGCGGATCTGCTTGGGAGAGCTGAGTCCGCTGTCGCGGCGCTTCTTCACTCGGTCGAGCAGTTTGCTTGCCTTGCCGGCGTTGGAGATTTCCGAGGCGTCGATGCCGTACTTCTCGAGCGCCGCCTTCTGCTTGTCTGTGGCAGGTGCCATCTCCCAGGCGAACTCGGGGATGTATCCGCTCAGGTCCTCGGCGGCGATTGACATCTCGTACTGCAGCGGGTTGACCAGCTTCGCCTTCTTCTTGCGCTGCTCGGCGAGTTGGTTGGCAAGGGCCTCCTCGCGCTCCGCGACCACCTCGTCTGATGCCTTGCTCTCGACCTTCTGCAGGTCGACCGGGCATCCGGCCTGCTCGACCATGGCAGTCATCTTCTGCGCGACCTCACGAGAGCTCGTAACGAGCGCTGCAGGGCGAACCAACTCCAGACGCTCGGTCATCCACAGGAAGTCGAGCAAAAGCAGGTCGGTCTTGCCCGTCTCAGGGGACAGGCGAGTGCCACGACCCACGATCTGGCAGTTACCCATAGCGGCAACGTACCCGTTCCTGCGCGTGAAAACGGTTCCCATCTCGGTCTCGACGCACCAGCACATCTCATCCGAGTGTGGCTCCTTGACCCACGCTGAGTGCCCTTCGAACGTGCCGCCGACCTTTACGAAGTCCTGCTTTTTGATATGGACGGTGAACAGACTGCTCTTTCTGGATACACCGGGGGATTCAACCGACATTCCGGCACGGTACCCACGCTGAATTGCCATAGCTTGCAGTCGTTCGATGAACGTTCTGTTGCCTTTCGATATGTGATAAGTCTTCGTATGGGACTTCGCTCCGTCGGCGTGATATATCGCTTCGAGCATTACAGCAAACTGCCGCTCGCTCATGTCAAACAGAGCGGGGCTCATGTCCTTCGAGATATAAGGTTCGAGTCTTCTCCACCCGGTCTTGTCCTTATCTCTTCCCCGTGGCATGCCTTTCGAGATGGTCCACGTCATGCAGTCGCCAGATTGGTTCCATTCGACTCCGACTCGCTTACGAACGGCCCGGGTGTACTTGAAACCGCAGCCCTCGATGCAGCGAGTTATCTCCTCGCAATATTCCGAGTGCTGAGTACCTTGGGTGATCGTGATTGCGTTGTTGTGCTTATTGATGGACCCATCGGTCATCACCCAGCCGATAAACATGAGTTCGTCATCCGTTAGCGGAACACCCGAAAACGCCCCGTGTCCAGAGACTGGGATGTAAGCACCGTCCCTGAGACTGGCGACATGCTCGGCAGTTGCGAACTTCCAGCCACCCCTGCGTTTGTTGTCATAGAGCATCCTATGCTTGTTGGTAATGCGGATGTCAGAGGACTGGCCGCTAAGCGAGCAAAAGTATTCGTCTTCGCGGAGCTTCCGTCTAACTTTCGCGACGACCGGACTGAATGCGGACTTGCCGGTTTTCGGGTCAAACGCTAGTACCTCATCACCAACCTCTGCGTCGCTTCTCCATCCGTCGCGCGTAAGCACCTCAGTGCTCTCATCAAGGCAATAGAGCGCACGGCTCTTGGTCGGTCGGAGGTTGACGATGCAGTCGACGCTCGGACAGTCCCACCCCTCGGTCAAAAGGAGTGAGTTGCACAGCACGTCGTACTTGCCGGCATCGAAGTCTTTCAGGATTTGCGCGCGGTCCTCGCTCTGCCCGTTGACCTCGACGGCGCGGAAACCGCACTCGTTGAGCAGGCGGCAGAACTTCTGGCTTGTCTTGATCAGTGGCAGGAACACGACCGTCTTGCGCTCCTCAAGCCCGGCGTTCTTCATCTCCTGGGCAATTTGCGGCAGGTACGGGTCGAGCGCGGTGCCCAGCTCGTCTGCCGCCCAGTCGCCGGAGCGCACGGAGACATTGGAGATGTCGAGCTGGAGCGGCACTGTCTGCGCCTTGATCGGGCAGAGGTAGCCGTCCTTAATGGCCTCGGGCATGTTGTACTCAAACGCCAGCGAGTCGAACACCTTGCCGAGGTTCTGGCGGTCGCCACGGTCCGCCGTGGCGGTCACGCCGAGCACCTTAGCGCCGGCGAAGTAATCGAGCACCGCCTGATAGCTCGATGAGACTGCGTGGTGGCACTCGTCGATGAGGATGTGCGTGAACCTGTCCCTGCCGAGCGCTCTAAGGCGCTTCTCGCGGCACAGGGTCTGGACGGATCCGACCGTCACGCGCTCGAATGTCCCCACGCTCGTGTCTTCGGCCTTTTCGACCGAGTAGCGGAGTCCCGTGGATGATTGCAGCTTGTCGGCTGCCTGCTGGAGCAGCTCGCCGCGGTGGGCAAGAATAAGGACGCGACCGCCATCGCGGACCGCGTCCTCCGTGACACCTGCCATGACGATGGTCTTGCCGGTGCCCGTTGCCTGTACGAGGAGCGTTGCGCGGTCTCCCGCTTCCCAACGCTCCTCGATTGCGGCTATGGCCTGCTCCTGATAGGGACGCAGGTTGAATCTCATGCCTTAGAAGCCCCCGTTCTGCGCGGCCTGCGCCTGCTGGAAGGTCGAGTTGATCATGCCCTGCAGCGCCGGCGACACGGGCTCGGGGTTGGCGTTGCCGTAGACGTGCTGCTGGGGTGCCGTGGCCTGAGACTCGGGCTTCATCCACTCGGAAATCTCGTTGTAGGTCTTGTCCTTGTACTCGTGGGTGCCGACCTTGATCTTGCAGCGGCGACCGACAGCTCCCACCCAATCCATCTTCAGCTTCTGCTCCTTGGGGGCATCGACCGCTCGCATGCCGATCGAGACGAAGAACTGCGTGATCTTCCAAGCACTCTTGGAATTCAGGAACAGGCGGTCGGAGAGCACTCGACCGTTGTCCAGGCGGACGTTCACCTTGGCGATGGGGCAGGCGCACATCTTGTCGGAACCGTTGAACTGCTGGCGCTCGACGTTCTCGACCGTGGCCGAGTACTCACCGGGCTCCATCAACTCGAACTCGTTCTCTACCGCATCGATTTCGCCGTCCCAACCAAAGGATTGACCCATGTCGTTTGCCATTGCTTACTCCTTTCGACCGGCTGCCATGCCGGAATTGATGTACTCGCGCATCCCGTCCCACACCGCGACGAGGAAGTTTGCGAAATCCTCGGGCAGCGAATCGACCGGCGTGCCCTCGGGGAAATAACCGCGCTTGAAGATAGCCTCGCTCACCGTATCCGCACTTATGCCGTCACGCTGCATCAGGTCATAGAGCGGCTTGAGGTATGCCGGGCGCTCAGGCTCGAACGGGTCGGGGATGCTCCGCGCCTGCTCGATCTGCTCGGGCGTAACCGTGGAGACGTTGACCGTCTCGACCGCCTGCTGCTGAACCTGCGGCTGCTGCCGTGTGAGCTGCGGGACGGGGATGAACGGTGCCAGCTGCTGGTATTCCATGGGGACCTCGTCCGGCAGTCCCCACCGGTTCTTGGCATCCCACGTGGCGGCATGCGAACAGTAGAGCATTCGGTTCTTGCCGCCCTGGGCCTTGCCGACCTTGCCGTCCTTGCTGGTGGTGATGACGATGGTCTTATAGTTGGCAAACAAGACTGCGTCCGCCCACTCCTTGAGCATCGCCGAGACGCTGGCCTTCTTGCCGTCGATGAGCTTCAGGCCCCAGCGGTCGTAAGCGCCCATCTCATCGGGCTGCTCGAACTTGCTGATGATTGCGTGGGCGGTCACGACCACGTTGCAGCCGCGCTCGCACACCTCGCTCAGCAGGTTCAGCAGCTTGCCGAAGCGCTCCGTGACGTAGGTGTAGCCCTTGCCGTAGCCCGCGTCCTCGATGCTCTTGTAGCCCATGGCGCTGCACACGTCATCGACTGCCAGCTTCTGCGCCCAGTCGGCAGTGTCCAAGACAAGCGTGCCGCCGCATTCCTCGGGGAAATCTCGAATCCACGTGACCTCATCGAGCAGCATCTGCCAGCTCGTGGGCGCTGGAAGGCGCGGGACGTCCAGGTAGTCGGACGAGCTCTCGGTATCGATGAACAGGGGGCTTGGGAATTGAGCCACCAGCGTCGTCTTGCCGACGCCCTCGGGGCCGTAGAGAACGACCTTCTGTGGGCGGAGGCGCTGACCGCGGGTGATCTGGAATGTCATTAGAAGCTACCTCCGAACTGCATGGTGGCGGGAATCTTGACCTCTGGAATCTTTACATCGGGAATCTCGACCTTAATCTCAGGCATCTCGGCCCTCAGTTGCCCAGCGCCCTCGGCCACGCGCCCGTCCTCGATGATGACCGAGCAGGTGTCATCCGTTGCCACGCGGGTGCCGATGACCTGAAGCCCCTCGGATTCTGCCCAGGCACCGAACTCGGCGAGCGTCTGGGGGTCCATCTGCTCCAGCTTGTCGACCAGGACGAAACCGCACTCGGGCTTGAGCGAGCGAACGACAGCTGTCGCCACGCGGAGCTGCTCCGCACCGCTCATGTCCGACCAGACCGCGCCGTTGTACACCAGCTTGCCGTCCTCGACCGTCAGGCCGTCGAGCGGCATCTTGGCGGTCTCGAGCAGCTTCTTGCGCTGGTCCTCGACCGCATTGACCTCGCTGTTGCAGCTCTGGTAATCGTCATTGAGCGACTCGGCGTCCTTCAGCGCCTGCTTGCGGCGCTCGTTCGCCTCGACCTTCTGGTTGAGCGCGTCGATGTTCGCGATGCTCTGCTCGATCTCATCGGTCTTCTCGTCCTCGAGGTCTGCCGCATCCTTGAGCGCGGTCTGGTAGTCATCGGTGAGCTTCATCAGCTCTTCGGTCTTGCGCTTCAGCTCCTCGTTGAGCGACATGATCTGGCTGTTGAGGCTGTCGCACAGCATGTTCAGATTGTCGCGCTGCTGCTTGATGATGCCGACCTTCTCGCGCTTGCGCTGGTTCTCGCCGTTCTTCGCGAGGATTGCCTGCTGCTGCTCGATAAGCTCGGCAGGCGACACGCGGTGGTCGGGGGCATCGGGGAAGAACGGCATCTCCTCTGCAATCTTGTCCTTGGCGCGCTTGCGCTGACCGATGTCGAGACGCTCGGCCTTCAGCTCACCTAGCTTCTTGTCCAACTCGTCCAGCTCGCCGCCGATCCCGATGATTCGCAGCAGCTCCTGCGCCTTCTCGTTGTCGGTCATGACCATGAACTTCGGCAGGTCGATTGCGAGCTCCTCGATAAAGCTGTCGAGAAGCTTCTGGCCTGCCTTCTTACCAGACGGGTCGGTCACCGTAAGCGATGCGTTCTTGCCCGAGCGCTCGACCACGAGGCCGTTGCTCAGCTCAACGTGCAGCTTCGCCGGCGTCGCGCTGCCCTCGCGGTTGGGCTTGGACGGCTGCTTTCGCTTTCCGCCGAGCGCCCACGAAATCGCATCGACCACGCTGGTCTTGCCCTGACCGTTTCGACCGCCGATGACGGTCAGGCCGTTCTCGGTCGGGCGAAGAGCCACGGCCCTGATTCGCTTGACGTTCTCAAGCTCAAGCGCCGAGATCTTCACGGGCTCCGGCTTCGCCTGAACCTGCTCCACAGTCTCTTCCATTGTTCTTTTCCTTCTCTCGTTGCAGGCGCTTTCTCGCATCGCGCCTGCGCTTCTTTTCCCTCTGGTACTCGGCCTCGGCCTTTTTCTCGTCCATGCCCTCGCGTATGGCTTCCGCCTGCCTTCGTCTCCAGCAGGCGGGACAGAGCCCCATCCGCCCGGCATGGGAGTTGGGACGCACGTCCCACTTCCCGCACGAGATGCAGCGGTGCATCCCCGATTCGGGGTATTTGCTTAGGTTGATTCCGAGCACCCTCTTGGCGTGCTTCTTGATGGCTTCGGGAGACCTCGGCCATCCGCGGCCTGTCATCATCTCCGACAGCAGCAGATAGCCGTCCATCCTGTGCGTCCTGATGTATCTGTCCTCGTCAGAGCGCCAGAAATATGAGTTGTCCCTTTTGCGAGGGACAACTACCCCCGATTCCACATTTTCTCCATTGTTTTCGGTCGGTTCCGTCATTGCAGCGCTCCGATTACGTAGAGACGCTTGATCTCACGCATCGCAGCATCCTTGCTCGCGGCCTTGCTGACGTTGACCAGTAGATGGCGCGAGCGGACGATTCCGGTCGCGCTGCCCCTCGCGGGGCCCTTCTCGACAAACTTGGTCGCGAACCAGCTGCCGTCTCGACCGCGCTCGGCGGTCCATCCAAAGAAGCCGACCATCGGCACCTCCTAGTAGTACATGCCACTCGGAGCGGTGCCCTCGAGCCATCCCGCGAAGATGAGCCCCGCGATGAGGACGGTCGAGACGATGGCGTTGCGCAGCTTCGGGTTGAGCCGCTTCCAGCGGTCTGACAGGAAATCGAAAACCCTAACGGCCATCGGAGCGTCCCTCCATCCACTTGTCGACATCGACCACTCTTATGAGCGCATTCCTGCTGCCGATTGTCTTGAACGGCAATCGTCCAGCCTTGTTCTCCGCATAAAGGGTGCTTGGGGAGACCCCCGTATATCTGGCGGTCTCGATGACCGAGTAGGCCATCTGCGGCTGGTAGCCAGCCTGGACGGCAAACTTCAGCGCTTCCGAGCCGCAGTACGGCTCGAGGTCTTCCAGCTGGCGGCGCAGCTTCTCGGATGCCGCATCCATCGCCTGCTGGAACTCGCTGATGGGGTCGTCCCAGTTGCTTTTGGTATGATTCAAAGCGTCCACCTCCTATGGTGGGTATTTGCCTGTGGCTCCCTTTTCACTCCGCTGCTTTCCACTTCATTGGAGTGTCAATGGGGCCACTCTTCTTTTCTCAGCGCCTTGAGGTGCGCATCCTGGTGGTAACGGACGGACAGAGAACTATCGAAAACGCCTACGACGAGTTGATAGCGGATGCGCACCGCACGACGCTGAGACTTACTGCCAGGCATCGCACCTGATCGTCTGGCTTTTCAACGGAGCCAGCTGCCGAGCCATTGCAGCCGTCACAGGCTCCCCCTGCTCACGGCAAATGGCGGATGCGGTTATCAAAGGTCGCTCCATTCATCCGCTTCGCGCCCGTCTCGTCAGGCGGAACAGCTTGGTATGGGTGTCACTGCGTTCCATGTCGCATAGGGTTGCCTGCCGGCGACACAGGTACCGCCTTGCGATCGGCGTCAAGGAGAAGGCCAAAAAGCCCAGCGCCGATGGAGACGGGTACGTAGCGGATGAACAGAAGTGCGCTATCTACCAGCGCAAACGGAAACTTCGCGGATTTCTGCGAGATGGTCTGGAATAGGATTCCGATATTGCCGAGGGTGGCGGTTTCGCTCATTTACGAAGCGGCCATACTCAAGCTCATAAGCATCTTTCTAGGGCTTTGACCAAAGGCACGAGGAGTAGAACGGCTAAAAGCACGATGACGTTGAGAAACAGGCAGTAGTTGAAGCCCTTCTCAAAGTCCGGAGACCTGCGTTTCACAGCCTGTTCGCCTCATTCAATGTCGTGATGAAAATCTCCGCAGCCCTGTAGGCCGTGTAGAAAAGCCCGAAGCCGATAATCGGATGGCGCTCAAACCAATCGGCAATCACAGCCCCTTCGCCTCGTTAAGCTCATGGGCGGCATCCAGCCACTCGTTCAGGCGCATGTCGGCGTGCATCCAGTCGGCTTCCATGAAAGCCTCGTAAGCATCGCGTTCGCGCTTCTCAAGCTCTTCAATCGACATTTCCTTCTCCTTCTTTCTGGTCCGGGGGACATTCCCCATAGATTTGTCGGCATGAAAAGAACTGACCGACATAGCAAGCCAAGAATCGTGGTGGAGACCGTTTCTCGTAAGAAGCGGGTCCTGCGGCGAGTGCTATTTCTCGCTGTCATCAGCGGGCTTCTCAGCTGCATCCCCCAGCCTTATGCGATGGCTGCGCAGACGCTTTTCTATGTCGTCGACTTTTATCTGAATGCGGACAACCCCAAATAACAGGGCCACGCACATGCCGGCACAGAAGTTGAGCGTCCATTGGGTCATATCAGGCATCCATTCCTCCTTCCCCTTTGCCTTTTGGGTATTGGCTGTGGGGCTCCGGCTATTCGGTCGGAAAATCCTCGATTTCCAGATCAAGCTCATGGCAGAGATTTACAAGCTCAATCCCAGTCAGCTTTCGCGTTCCCGCCAGGCTGCGACGAAGCAACTCAGGCTCCATGTCGACTCGCCGTGCAAGCTCGGCGATGGTGATTCCGCGCTTCTTAATTGCGGATGAAACAGTGTTTTGGATACCCACAGGACTTACCTCCTTCCTACGTTTTGTAGGTACGCGTTTCATATTACCTACGTTTTGTAGGTTGTCAACAATAATTTATAGCGATTTTCCTACGTTTTGTAGACAGCATTTATTTGGTCGAGTATTATTTGCTTAGCGATAAAGGAGGTTGATAGCCAATGGAGCCTGGAAGAGCATACCTAGCCAAAAAGCTAAGTGAAATTAGACAGTCATGTGGCGAGAATGTCGATGAAGTTGGAAAGGCTGTTTCCAAAAGCGGTAAGACGATCAGTGCATGGGAGGTCGGCAGAGGCCAGCCAGATGCCGATTCGCTCATTAAGCTGTGTAAGCATTTTGGAGTGCCAATCTCATACTTCTACGATGATGGCAATTTCGAGCTATCAGCTGAAGAAAAGAAGCTGGTTGAAAAATATCGCCTTCTTGAAGCACATGAACAAGAAGCCGCAATGCGTTATCTAGATTTCGTATACAAGACAAAGCCAGTGTTTGAAGAGCATGATTCAACCCTTCCAGACGAGGAGGAATAAACATGGACAACGACACGCTGCTTTTCAGGGATAAAGGTGCAGGAGTCTTCAAAGAGATCTGCATCTACCCGAACCGAATTACCACGCTCAAGAAGAACACCTTCTTCGGCACGCATATGGAGGTGGTTTACCTGAATGACGTCACCGGCGTCTACAAGATTAAGGGCAAGCAGGTAATCCTGAACAACAGGCTGCGGACGGGTTATGGCTACAGACTGAGCAGCCATTCCCAGGCAGAGGAATTCGTCAGGGTCCTGAACTCAGTCATGTAGCGACTAGCCACAAGGAAGCGCCCCACCATCCGCCAAGACACGTGGAGCGCTAAACAATCCCATCCGCATTGTTAGAGTCGGCTATGCCCGACAGGAGGGACTTTTTTAATTATGACACGTTCGTCATGGGGGACGAAGACCAAAATCGCCAAGAATAAGTGGCGCATCAGATGGTGCGAATGGGACGGGCTCAATCGAGTACGCAGATCAAAGACGCTCTACCCATGCACCTCGCGTGAAGCTGACGATGAACTGCGCCGCCTTTGGCAGCTCCACCGCCTGCCGCCCAACGAGCGCGTGATACCGTGCCCGACATTCTCGCAATGCTGGGACGAATGGTATTTCCCGCAGCTGGAAAAGCAGCTTGAAACTGGCGATATGTCGCACAGTACATTCATCAATTACCGTAGCGCATGGAGGTCAAAGGTTTCGCCCAAATGGGCAAACAGGGCTATGAATAAGGTACGTGTCGAAGAGTACCAACGTTGGCTGGACAAATTCACCGCAGCGCAGGCTCATGTCTCGCACATTATCGTTCTCAACCTCGTCAACTGTGCAAGACTCCACGATGTGGACGGCATTTCTTTTATCGATGCAAAATATAAAATGCCCCGTGAAAAGAAGAACGCAGGCGACAGCGGGCTAGAAGTCTACACGGTAGCCGAAATCGACAGCATCCTTGAATCGTTGCGAGATAGTCGCATCGAGGGTGTGGTGATTCTAATGGCTAAAGGCTCATGCCGTGTCGGCGAAGCAGCGGCAGCGGCGGTAAAAGACATTACGTTTGATGACCACAATGGCCGTACATACGCCGTCTACAACCTTTATCACCAGTATTCTCAAAACAATAGCTTTGAGCCGCTTAAGACGGCAGAAAGCCGCCGTCCAATTATCATCCCGCCGCCGTGGAGTTTACGGCTCGCCGAGATAGCAAAGCAGCGCATCGAAGACCAAGAGCTATACATCTGCGACAAAGGCACGGGAATGCCGATGGATCGCAAGAGGATTACAGGCGAGTGGCTTAGCTATTACAGGAATGGGACGATTGATTTGCGATACCTGACCATGACCAAGTTGCGCAACTCATGGGCCACGGCAATGCTTTGGAAGTACGGCATTCCAGCCCAGATGGTGGACAAAATGATGGGCCACGCCGCGAAGAATATTCTCGGCAAACACTACGACCGCCCAGACAAAGAACTATTCATCGAGACGGTCGATAGCGCGTACTTTGGAAATTAGTTAGGTACCCGTAAGGACAAATTAGGACGCAAAACCTTTATGCAAGCGTTCTACCTGCGGGTTTGTAAAATTGCCTTAGTCCTCGGCGTTATAGCCAAAGCGGCGGATCTGTGCCTCGTCATCGCGCCAGCCGGCCTTGACCTTCACGTCGAGCTCCAAAAAGACCTGGGTGCCAAAGATGCGCTCAAGATCGCGACGGGCGTCGATGCCGATATGTTTAATCATCTCGCCGCCCTTTCCGATGATGATGCCCTTCTGCCCTTCGCGCTCGACGTAAATCGTGGCGTGCACGCGCAGGACCTTCTTAGTCTGCTCGAGCGCGTCACAGATGACGCCCACGGAGTGAGGGATCTCGTCGCGAGTGCGACGCAGGACCTTCTCGCGCACAAACTCGGCCACGAGGGTTTCGTCGGACGCGTCGGTGCCCATGTCCTCGGGGAACCAGCGCGGGCCCTCGGGCAAAAAGCGAGCGACGGTCTCGATGAACGCATCGACGTTGAAGTTCTTGACCGACGACGTCACGATCTCGTCGTCATATTCCATGAGCTCGTGGGCTGCCTTAAGCTGCTCCATGACCTGTGCGGGGTCGGCCTCATCGGCCTTGGTGAGCACCAGGACCTTCTTGGAACGGGCGTTTTTGACGCGCTCGGCGACC